ACCTTCAGCATTATAGGAAGCGATAAAACTTGATGATAATGTATGGCGCGATTCTAATAATCCCCTCAATGCTTATTTCGCATTGACAGGCTTGATGAATAATGATGCCCAGCAGGACAACAACTCCAGTTGGCTTGATATGATGATGACATACAGCCCAAAGGTCACTCCTAGACAGAAGGAGGCTGCTGGCATATACAGACTTTTCAATACGTCTGGTGACGGAGGTCAATTATATCACGGCCTTAACTTTGCTGCATATGGTGGCAAGGTGAACAAGTTTGATGGATACGGGGACAGTCATCTTAATGCAGTAAGGTCTTCTAATCCAAGAAGGGATGGCTACTATATTACTGATGGTGCTGGAACACGCAGGGAAATAACCTATGAGCAGGCGCTTGAACTTGCCAAAAACAACCCTAATCTCGTTGTAAATTATTATAAAGACAATGTTGGTGGAACAGGAAGATTGCATTGGGATGAAAACCAAAACCAGTTCGTTGACAACAATGAATACTTCGGCAAGGAACTGGATAATGTGGATGTGGTTAAGTTTGTGAATCAACCAACAAGACAACTTACAGATGCCATACCTATAAGCACTCCTGTGCTTGAATACAGGCCAGACATTACTCCTTATGTCGATTTTACAAACACAGATCAGAACATGTTCCACAGAAGGGATGTGGCTAATGCAGATGCTGCTGTCAGAGAAGCATTGAGTAATGATGTTGTTGATCATGTGTACGACTATATGATGCCATCCACATGGGCAGGTGCCGTAGACAAACTCTTCGACCATGATAAGAATGGCAACCTGAAGTATAACTTCTTCACTGATTTCAACAAAGTCTTTAACCCAGCTTACGATAATCAGGGTTTTGTAGGTTTGGTCGGTGCAGATGAATGGGCTAATGAGCATCCAGAAGCAACAGCACTCATTAACACAGGGGTTGATTTAGCATTGCCTTTTGGAATAAAAGGAACTAAAGCGGCTGCAGGTTTCGTTGGCAACAGGTTCAATACTTATAGATTAGCTAATGAGATTAATAAATCTGTACAGCAAGGCATAAGGCCCAGATGGAGCAACAATATGATGTATAGGAGAGCATTAGGGCAAGAAGCAGATGATTTAATGCACTCTGGAAGGTATAGAGAACTACCAGAAGGTCAAACAGTTCCTCAAAATTTAAATTCTGAAGGAGCTATAAATAGACGACTTAAAAATAGAGAAAGGATAAGAAATGGAAATTTCACCATCCCTGAAATGCATAAAAGTCGAGGAAATAGCCATGGTGGAAAAGCATTTGCAAAAGGTCAACCGTGGCAAGGAACAACATCTTCTGGCGCTACAGCAAATGAACTTATTCTTGAAACTCCAGGCCAAGATATGCAAGTTGGCCACCACGGTCGGTATACTGATATGATTCCTTTTGATGAAATTGAAACCGGCTCAGGGTTGTGGAGAAGATTCGATGAAAATGGTGAAACAGGAATATCATCAGAAGGTACTACTATATATAGACCAAAGCCTGATGGAACTTATGAAATAGAAACATTGACTGGAAATGAGCCTAATCATTTTAGATTTAAGTTAGGCGATGTAGAAATCAACAACCAGTAGTTAGCGTATAGACAAGCAGGACCGAGCCAAACTTTTGGAATTGTGCCAGAAAACATAAGATTCACATTCAATACGGAAAACCCTTTCGCTCAGGAAAATTCAATTGCTATGGATTTCTACAAAAAGATGCAGCAACAGGAATACCTCGATTTTTTAAGAACGGGAAAACTTTCTGACAACCCGTATTCTACATTGAAATATAGCGATCCTTTGAGTCACGGTTATTCACAGACAGGTCTTGATAGAGATGTAATAGATCATTTGGTTCATGACACACTAGGCAGAAGAAAAATTGCCCATCAAAAATTGTCAGATGCTGACAGAGCGTATTATGAGATGAATACTCTGGAGCACGATATAAATAACATAGACAATGCTGAAGATGCACTCAAAAATATCAAGGTGAATGTATACGATGAAAGTATATGGAAAAATGCAGGTATAGATGAGTTTGACGGAATGCACTTTTCATCTTTTGGGGAGGAGCCTACATCAATTGCTGTAAAGCGTAATGCATCCACTACCGCAGACGACCTTTATGCTATACAAAGACATGAAGGAGACCACGAGATAGATGATCTTATTGAACTGACTCCAGAGCAAAAGAAGGCTGTCAAAAATGCCTATGACCAGGATTTTACGGGACTTCCTGAGAGATTACCAGAAGATGACGCATTGCACGGCTACGAAAACATGGATGCAGAACGGACCACCACCAACAGTGACGCCAGAGATGTTCTGTTGGGTCATCACAAAGGCAAGACAGATATCGCTCTTCAGAATAAGATTATTGATAAATCTTCTGACGAAAAGATATTTGCAGCTGTAGAAAAAGCCAACGGTTATGGGCGCAGGTATATACAGTGGCTGCGTGAACATAACAAGCTGACTCCAAAGAAAGCCCAAGAGTTCAGGGAAGCGATGAAGATTACTGCAATTGGCGGTGTTACTGTTGGAACTATTAGTACAACTGAAAACACAGCAAGACCTTGATTGAAGAGAACAATGAGAGATGAGTGAAATGCTGGAGTTGAAGCAATAGTTACCACTAATCCTGCAACTTTGCAAGAGGATGGAATGGAAATCTAACTGGTTTGTTAAGTGTATTGGCTATTCTACGGTGCTGTTGTACCTTTGTGGAAAAGAAGCAAAATGAATATACACCATGAGAGAGGAGACATTTGAGTTATTCGGCACACCTTGGAGAATCATCTACTGTGATGAGATTGAGGTATAGGGAGAAGACAAAGAGGCATTCCAGTATGGCATGACTGACTACACCAATAGGGTAATCAGCGTAGCAACCAAGAGCAAGACAGGCGAGGACTTGCCTGAGAGTGAGATACAAATCACCAAGCTGCATGAGGTGATGCACTGCATACTGACTACAGGAATGTATTGTGATTATTCTGATGATGAGCCTATGGTTGAATGGCTGGCAAGGAGTGTGTACAGTTTAAGGAAACAAAATATTATAAAATAAAAGCTTTAAACATGAAGTACAGCAATTTAACAAGAAAGATAGATTCAAAAACGGAAGTTATAGAAATCGATAGTGTTGATGTGTCTAAGTTTAATGTGTATCATACAATTTCCAAAAACTTAGTTAAAAGTGACGAATTCGATGTGTGGATAAACTCACAGATAACGAAAGATTTAATTAAAATATTAAACTACTATTGTATAGATCCTATTATAGTTCGTATGGAGGACGGTGATGAAGAAGGAGATATACATATAGTTATACATGGTCAATTTGATATCAAAAAAGGTATTTTAGAAAGAGAACGCGACAAACATAAAAATATAGAATCATAACATATGGAACGCAGATATATTATTGACGAGATGCTAATGCACGGCTTTTCAGTAGAAGGGCTTACAACTGAAGAGGTAAACTCTTGGGCAAAATCTCCTATTACTAAATCATTAATGGAATATTTGGCAAAAGATGGCACCATGTTGGCGGCGCAATATGGAGACGATTGTGTAATGATACATCTTGGAATACCTCTTGATGTTAAAAAAGCTATTGCTGATAGAGGAGAACCTTTAGAGATCGATAATGGTAATCCAATAATCATATGGGAATGTGATGCACTCAAAGACTAAAAGTTCAGATTTGTTATTCCCTGCAATAGATAACAAGGAGTGTGTATAGTTTGAGGAAACAGGAAATAATTAAATGATATTATGGAGAACAAGAGAGACAGAAACAATGAAGAGGTTATTGATACCACGGTTTTCAGATGTACTCATACAATAGACAAAAGTCTTGTTACAGCCGATGATATCAGAACGTGGATAAATTCCCCCATAACAAAGTCTTTGCTGCAGACACTGGACTATTACTGCATGACTGTAGCTATGGAAGAAAAGGACAATGGGGATCTTGTCATGCATCTTATGGGCCAATTTGACATCAAGAAAGGTATTCTGGAAAGAGACAAACAGGCAAGGAAAGACCTGAATACGCATAAAGAAGATCAGGTCTGATATAGCCTGAATTATAAAGGAATACGGAGGTCGCCCTAAAGTACCTCCCTTCTGCCTGTATAGCTCAGTTGATAGAGCAATGGTTTTGTACTCCATAGGTCGTGGGTTTGAATCCCTCTACAGGCTCAATTAACACCTAACTCACAGTTTGCTGATAGGGAAATGGTTTAACGGAAGAATGCTAGGTTTGGGACCTAGTGGTGGGAGTTCGACCCTCCCTTTCCCTACTATGAAAGAAGAGATTAAACAGATCAACCACCGTCATTTCTATGAAAACAATGTGGAATATACATTTGAGGAACTGATGAATCAGAGCATGGGTGGAATCAGTAAACACAAGGACGTACCCAAGATGCATCTGTGGTTACCTTCTGATGCTACAGAAGATCAGGTAGAACTTGTTAAGAAAATGATAGGCGGATTTCTTGTGTAACACAAAAGTTTTTGGTAACTTTGTGTACACTAACAATTGGAGATATGACACTGGAAGAGATTGTAAAGATATGGGGAGAGATAACAGGAAAGATGTATGTGGTACGCAGACATCTCAAGGAGGCGTCGTCTGTAGCCAAGGTATACAAGAAGTACATCATTGAACTGTGGACTGTCGACACAAAGAACCCTAAGAATAACTTGTGCAGTATGTATGCACATGAAATAGGCCAATGGACTGAGAGGAACAAAGATGAACTGGTCAAAAATGTAGAGACCAAGTTCATGGAGCAGTTGTTGAATAGTATCAAGGAGAATAAATTATGAGTGACATCAGATTCAACAAATGCCAGACACCCTTGGATGAACTTTAGTTGGAGCAATATCCCGCCGAAGTATAGGAATAGTTCTTTGACTTCCTGAACAATGTACCATTCATCAAGTGGCTTGTCAGTCCTGATAGGCCTTTAGTGTCTGAGTTACCAAGGGATGATGAGGGAAAAGCTATCATTGATGTGACCAAGCCTCCCATACTTGAAAACACTGATTTCTTCAGACCTATGGCTCTATAGTTCAAGAACCAAGGATGCTTCACCAAGCTCAAGCCTAACGCAAACCCTAACAGTGAATACGGCAAATGGTTGCTTGAAGAAAGACGCAGAGCATGGGATGGATTGATTGACCCCAGCACAGGCATGTGGGTAACAGGAGACATGTACTGGATGCTGAATTATTGCCCTATGCACATAGTCAAGAAAAGCAAGACAGGCATGACACTGAGAACAGTGGATTTTCCCGCATTCTGGGATGGATAGTTCCTCACTACGCATTACATACAATAGGCCAGATGGAACGGCAAACATGCATCAGAGCTTGCATCGAGAGGCAAAGGGAAGACGAGCCTTGGTGGAGCACTGCTTTCCAAGCGTTTTATATTAGGAGAGACCTCTGAGAACCAGAACGAGGTACAGTGTCTGGTTACTGCTGCAGACAGAACCAAGCTCATAGGTACCAATCAGGTACTCAATGTCTTTATTGACGATATTGACTTCTGTGCCAAGTACGCACCTTTTGATAATAAGAGATTGCAGAGTAGTGTGCAGGAACTTTCGTGGCAGGCTGGCTATAAGAGAAGCGGCTCTGACGTGAAGTATGGTTCCAAAAACTCGGTCATGGGAATTATCTCCGGAGTTAACCAAGATAAGCTGAATGGTTCTCGTGGTGTATTATATATTATCGAAGAGGCAGGTATCTTCAAAGACCTATTGAGTATGATCAATCTCATCAGACCGTCTGTAGAACAAGGTACCTCTGTATTCGGCCAGTTGTTGGCCTACGGAACTGCGGGTGATTCCCAGTCCAATTTCCAGGATTTCCAAAAAATCATCTATTCTCCAAACGGTTACAATATGCAGCCTCTTGACAATGTCTATGACAAGGAAGGTCAGGGCAGGCAGCAGATAACCGTGTTTTATCCTGCATACCTCAACAAGGATGACGGATGCATGGACAAGGACGGTAACTCTGATGTCACCAAAGCTCTACTTGAACTGCTTGTGGACAGGTACAAGATCAAGTATGGTTCCACAGATATCAATACCATCACCAAACGCATATCCCAGTATCCCATAACCCCATAGGAGGCCATCCTGCAGACAAACAACACCATGTTCCCTGTGTCAGACCTTAATGAGAGACTGAATCAATTAGACAATAATCCTGGGGAATATGATGACGTGTATGTAGGAGAACTGGTACAGAAGGACGGCAAGGTGGAATTCAGGCCAACAGGAGACATGCCAATCAGGGATTTTCCCACCAAGGATAATAAGATACAGGGTGCATTGGAAATATTCGCTATGCCGCAGAAAGATCCAAATGGTAATGTCTTCCCAGAAAGATACATCATCTCACTGGATCCCGTTGACAATGACAAAGCGAATACTATGTCATTTGGCTCTATGTTTGTACTGGATTTATGGACGGATGCTATAGTGGCTGAGTACACAGGCAGACCTCCTTTTGCCAATGACCTGTATGAAATAGTAAGGAAAACATGTTTGTTCTATAACGCCAAGTGCATGTATGAGAACAACCTTCACGGCATCTTCTCTTATTTCTCGCAGCACAATTGTACCTACATGCTTGCAGACACACCTTAGTATCTCAAAGACAGAGAACTCATCAAAACCGTAGGTACAGGAAACACGAGTAAGGGTGTGAGGGCTACATCTCCCATCATTAAATACGGATTTAAGTTATTGCGCGACTGGTTGATGAAACCTGTGTCAAAAATAGAGAAAGATACCGAAGGCAATGATATTGAAACCACAATGCCAAATCTATACAGATTACGCAATAGGGCTTTGATCAAGGAAATGATATTATGGAATCCAAGTATCAATGTCGACAGAATTCTATCAATGGTCCAGATGATGCTCTACAGGGAGGAGAAGATGATACTTTATCAAGGTAATTTGGAGGGAGGTAGGAACAAAACCTTTTCGTCAGGTCTTGAAGATGACGCCTTCTTTTCCAAGAATTACAGGTTTGTGAAGAACAAAAAGCCCGATTGGATACCGAATTAAGCGTTACAGTAAAAAAAGCATAACGTTTATTAGTAATAATCAACAGATTAAAAGTCAAAGCGTGTGTTTTCAATATACCGTACCTTTGTATTGCGTTGTATGCTTACACACGTAAGGAAGTAGAAATCATAGATATTAATTAAAAGAAGCAAAAATGGAAGAACTTGGATTTTCAAGCATCTTAGGTGAAGAGGATGTGGAAAGACTCGGTCTTTTTTCCTCTCCCGAAGAGAATGATTAGGAACCAGAGGCTCTTGACACAGAGCCTGATGAACAAGGAGAAAAGAAAACTAAGAAAACTAAGACTACTGAGGTCAATCCAGACGAACTGTTTGAATAGGATGAGCCAGAGAGCGTAGGTAGTGAAGAGACAGTCAAGGATGAGGAAGGCACAGACACTGATAGTGCTGGTGCTTCTCCAAACGATAATGACTTCTACTCTTCCATTGCCAACGCTTGTGCAGTGGATGGAGCCTTCCAACACCTTGATGACAATGATTTAAAGAATGTAAAGACGGCAGAAGATTTCTTTGAACTGATTGAGAAGGAGACCAATGCCCGCTTTGACGAGAAGCAGCAGCGTCTTATTAAGGCGCTGGAGAATGGAGTGGAAGCCGCAGATATTCGCAGATATGAGAATACATTGTCTTATATCGACAGTATCCAACAGCGGGATCTTGTGGAGGAATCGGAGAAAGGTGAAGCGTTGAGACGCAACATTATTTTCCAGGATTTTCTGAACAAGGGGTACAGTCAAGAAAGGGCAAAGAAACTGACTGAAAGAACCATTGAGGCAGGCACAGACATTGAGGATGCCAAAGATGCGCTTGAAAGCAACAGGGATTATTTCCAGAAAGAGTACGACAAACTTGTCAATGAGGCACAGGCTGAAGCCGACAGGCAAAAAGAGGAGCGTAGAAAACAGGCTGACAAACTCAAGAATGACATTCTGAAGGATAAGTACCTGTTTGGCGATATCGAGATTACTCAGGCTATCCGCAACAAAGTGATTGACAACATTGCCAAGCCAATGTACAGAGATCCTGAGACAGGAGACATGTATACAGCCCTGCAGAAGTATGAGATGGAAAACCGTGCAGACTTCATCAAGTACATCGGTACCATTTTCACGCTGACCAATGGTTTCAAGGATTTCGACACCTTTGTCAAAGGCAAGGTTGCGAAAGAAAAGAAAAAAGGTCTCAGGGAATTGGAGCGCACACTGACCAACACTAAAAAGAACAGTGGTGGAAACCTTAAACTAGTGACTAATTCCAAAGTTGATCCTGAATCCATGATAGGTAAAGGATGGGATCTTGATGTCTGAGGCCTGCATGAGGACAGATATTTTATTAACTGTTTAAATATTATTTAAAATGGCAGGTAGACTTAGTAAGTTTTAGATGGTAAACTTTTCAGGTTGGAAGGGTTGACTCACAAGTTGAGCCCTTGTAAAATCGGGTAAAATCGGTGAAGGCCCCCAACAATACGGGTTAATACCGAGGTAAGTTCAGGGATAATACCCTGAGACACTGTAACGCATAGGAGATGAACCTGGTTCCAGAATATAATTCTCCCACGAGTGCCCGACATCAGGATTCTGATGAAAATGTATGCTGAGCTTACACAATGGTAAAGTGTAAGAACTACGGGATAAAAAGCCTGTAGGATAACAGAACTGTTGACCAAAGACAACCATCTTGGTTCGACCTTCCTGCTGATGCCCCAGAAAGCCACCAATCTGATGGTGCAGATTCTGGCTTGGCACAGAGGCAAGACTCTGAATACCTTCCTGTCGAAGTTTCCCACCAAGAGCTTTGACAGTGACGATGAGTACACTTGGGATGTTATTGGTTCATCTGACCGTAATATTCCTCTGGTAGAAGCACGTGATGAGAATGGTGCTCATGTCAACATTGACGACACCAAGGAAAACATCGGTATTGGGGGCGCACCCTTCTATCTGGTGTTTGCCAAGGACTGGTTTGCGCTGGGTGAAGTAATCGTAGGTGACCTCAATGAGGTTTATCCTATCCGTATTATCGCAGACCCCCGTAAGGAGGGCACCAACACCGTGTATAAGGTGACTCTGTCTGGTGGTATTACCACTGGTATTCCCCGCAAGAGGTTGCAGGCAGGCGAGCGTTTCTCTGTAGAGTATGCTCCTGTATCCAGGGGCTTGTCTCGTAAGGTAGGTGATGTGCGATTCACCTCTCCTGTGAGCATGCGAAATGAGTTCACCACTATCCGTATCCAGCACAAGGTTCCAGGTAACATGCTGGACAAGAAGGTAGCCGTAGGCATTCCCATCACCAAGGTTGTCAATGGCAAACTGGTTCATGAGACCACCAACATGTGGATGCACAATGTACAGTGGCAACTCGAATGCCAGTGGGATCAGTACAAGAACCGAGTTCTTGCTTTTGGTAAGAGCAACCGTACCATTGGTGGTGAGTATCTGGACTTTGACTTCTCTGGCGAGGTACTTCGCATGGGCTCAGGTCTGTATCAACAGATGGAATCAAGCAACACCCAGTACTACAACACCTTCTCATTGAAGGCTATCGAGGATGCTCTGTACTATCTGAGTGCAGCCAAGTTGGACTTTGGAGAGCGTACCTTCATCATCCGTACTGGTGAGCTTGGTGCCATCCTGTTCCACAAGGCTGTAAAGAACGAGATCAGTGGTTGGATGCCGTTTGAGATTGACAACAGCAGTGTCAACGTCATTCAAAAGGTAAGTTCTAATCTGCATCAGAATGCTCTGAGTGCTGGTTACCAATTCACTGAGTGGCGTGCTCCTAACGGTGTGACTGTAAAGATTGAAGTGGACCCCTATTACGACGATCCAGTCCGCAACAAGATCATGCTGAATGGCCGTCCTGCTTTCAGTGCCAGGTTTGATATCTTCGACATTGGCACCATGGATCAGCCCAACATCTTTAAGGTGGCTGTTAAGGGTCAGGAAGGTGACATGACCTCGTATCAATGGGGTCTGCGTGATCCCTTCACGGGTAGAATTGGCAACCCGAACATGAGCTTTGATGAGGATGCTGCCGTCATCCACAAGATGACCACTACAGGTATCTGTGTTCTTGATCCCACCAGAACCATGAGTCTTATTCCCCGCGTGCTGCAGGGTTAAGCAAAAACGACATGACGTTAATGGGGAAGTCCCCGGCTTCCCCTTTGACAAATGTCTTTTAAAAACGAATTAAAACAATATTATCATAACTAACTAAGGAGAAGTTTAAAAATGGCTAAGAAGAGAGTAGAGCAGAAGGCTGACGAACAGCCGATCCTTAATGAAGGAGAAATGATGATTGACGACAGTTTTCAGGACATTCCTATGGTAGAGGTTCCCAAGGAACCCGTTAAAGAGATGAAAGAGGCTCCTGCTGAGCGTTATACCTCAAAGAAGCCGGGTCATATTGTCAACTGTCTGCGCAACGAGAAGGTAATCGTAAGGTTTGTTCCCTCACAGAGTGCTATGGTGCATCAGGCAGGTCATGTGCTTGACGGAGGTATGGCTGAGAATGCCACCAGGACTTATGTAGTGCCCAGATTGAGATCGGGTATCTACAAGAACGTACTGACCAATGAGGAGAAATCCTGTCTTGAGCAAGTGATGCAGTTGGAACCTAATGCTTTGAGTATCCATAAAAAGACCAATAATTTTTGGGATGACAGCAATGATCAAGGTGTTAATAAAGTCGTGTTGCACAAACATGACAACATCTTTGACTTGAGTGATCCGGTGGATTATATCAAGATAAAGATCCTGCTTGCAAACGACGATTTGATTGCCCCTTCACTTGAGGAACTTCAAGAAAGGCCGCAAGCAACTTATCAGTTTGTCATCATTCATGAACAGGAAGAAGCAAAACATGATTCTGGTGGTATCAGTGTTATGCAAAAGTGTTTTGCTGAATACGGCAAGATTGAGAATGATGCTGACACATTGCGGACTATCATAGAGATCTTCAATAAGAGACCCACATCGGCTCATACCAAGTTGCCAGCCATCCAGAAAGAGATTTTCAACTGTATCCAGAAGGATGACCGCAAGTTCCTGAAGATTATCACCGATCCTCTGTTAAGGTTTAAGACCACTATTGTAATGGCTGCAGAGGCAGGCGTGCTTGCCAAGAAGAACGACGGTTATTATTATCTGATGGAAGACGGAAGACCTCTATGTGAACTCAATGAGAACAGCACATTGGATAATGCAGCCAAGTATCTGAGCGATCCTAAACGTCAAGATTTGTTATTCAGAATCGAAGGCAAACTGAAATAAACAAAGAACAAGATGATAACTAATCAGGAAATAATCAAAAAGTTCGACGTGCTGTACAACAACATCATGTCAGATAAAGCCCCTGGTCTTAATGCCTATGAAATAAGCGTGTTCTTCAATAAGGCTCAACTGGAGGTACTTAAGAATCACCTTAATCCTAAAGGTAACAAATATAGCGAGGGTTTTGACGGCAGTTCCAAACGTCAAATGGATTTTTCCACATTAGTTACCGTTAAAGACGTCACTCCTGTAAAGGGCAATATTGTGACTGCTGTTGACAGTGACAAAATATTGGCTATTCTCAATGAGTCTGTAAAAGTTGGTAAAGATAAAGATGAACGCACGCTAATTGTTGTGCCTATCAGCAATATCGAGTATGATACTCTGATGTCACGTCCTTACAAATATCCTCCAAAGTCACAGGCATGGCGCATTATCGATGGTGTGAATAAATTCCGCATTATCACTTCAGAATCTGTAAAAAGCTACTCGATACGCTATGTCAGCATGCCTAAGGAAGTGGATCTTGGTGACAGCAGTGACATTCCAGAGATCCCAGAGAGCCTTGTTGATGAGGTAATACAGCGTGCTGTGGAACTGGCAAAGAACTCTTGGGAAGGTACTTTGGAAACTCATAAAGCTTTTGGAGAAAGGAGTGAATAATGACTAATTCTGAATTCAGCAACGAATTTGACATACTTGCATCAAGTTACCTCTTGGAAGGAGGTTTCACTGTAAGTGACAGCAGTCTATACGCTTTTAACGAATACGAGAAATCCCTGTTTCTCACCAATGCTCAGAAGCAGTATGTCCTGTCCCTGTATAATGGCAAGAATACTTCAGGAGACATCTTTGAAGGTACTGAGGAAATGCGCAGGTATCTGCACAATCTGGTTGCCGAATATTCTACAAATGAACCACTTGACCTGATAGAGCAGAAGAACTATCTGGAGAAAAGCTATTACGGCATGTCGGGTAATCCTTATAAAAGCACCATGTTCAAGTTACCGGATGACTTGTGGTTTATCACCTATGAAGCCATAGAGACCAAGGCTGATGCAGATAAACCTGCCTGTGACGGAAAGTACAGTATTGTTCAGGATGTGGTGCCTGTGACCCAGGATGAGTTCCACAGAATCAAACGCAATCCTTTCAGAGGTCCATCTTACCATAGGGCGTTGAGGTTGGATTTGTCTGACACTGATGTTAATCCCAACGGTGTTGTGGAGATAATCAGCAAGTATCCAGTAGGTTCCTATTATGTGAGATATATAAAGAAGCTTGAACCTATAATACTGGTTGATTTGCCCAACGGATTAAGTATAGACGGTAAAAATGAAGTCTGTGAATGCATGCTGCATGAGGCTGTTCATCATAATATATTGGAACTTGCCGTAAGGATGGCTATAGCCAGCAGGTCTATGGTTGCTTCGGGCAAATCCAAGAAAGATGAAGATTAAAAGACTAGTGATTTATTACGGCAAGGATATAATCCGAGCTTAAGTTTAATTTAAATTTTATATATAAAATGAGAAGTGTAAATCAAAACAGACATTTGTATGTTGTAAACAGTGTTGTTTCAGGTGACACC